TGATAATACTGGCTCTGTAAGCAGACCGATTAATAAACAAAAAGGAATAGTAAATGGCTATAGTATACAGACACAGAAGGTTAGACACAAATGAGGTGTTTTACGTAGGTATAGGTAAGCACCGTTATAGGGCTAGGAGCACTCATAACAGAAATAAGTGGTGGAGGAGTATTACTAATAAGGTGAATTATAACGTAGAGATAGTATGGGAAGGTGATTGTTACGAGGAAGCAAAAGAGTTAGAATGTTTACTAATTAAAGAATACGGAAGGAAGGATATGAAATGCGGTACATTAGTTAATTTAACTGATGGAGGAGAAGGAAGTAAGGGGTTTAAACACTCAGAATATAGTAAAGGGCTTATATCTAAGAATAATGCGAGAGTGGGCTACTGGAAGGGTAAAAAGAGGGAGGTTGGATGTAGGCAACCTAAACCAATAATTCAAATAGATTTAAGTGGCGTAATAATAAAGGAGTGGAATAGTATTGATGAAGCTTCTAAATCATTATCAATAAAAGATAGTAATATCTCCTTAGTGTGTAAAGGTAAAAGGAATACGGCAGGGGGATTTACTTGGAAATACGTAAATGAAGAACATAAAAAAAGTTATATATAATGGCTTATACAAATAAAAAACCAAAGGTAATTGAACCAACAGCATTTCCAGATTACTTAGCACCTGATGAAGTTAAAGCTACTAAGGAATACGGGCTACAGATGGCTAAAGCGATAGAGTACGAATGGTGGTATGTCCCTGAGAATGGTGTGTGCGCTTACTACGATAAAAGGGAGAAGTATCACAGATTAAGGTTATATGCTAGAGGTGAGCAAGATACAAAGCTGTACAAAGATTTGATGACTGGAGGTGACACCACGTCCTACGCGAACTTTGACTGGCGACCATTACAGATCATCCCTAAGTTCGTCAAACTTATTACGAACCAAATGACTGAGAGACTTTTCGATATCAAAGCAGAAGCTACCGACAAGTTCTCAACTGATTTGAAGGATGACTACCAGAAAAACTTAGAGAAGCTTATCATGGCTAAACCAGCTATGGTACAGGCTCAAAAGGTATTGGGTGTAAACTTAATGCCAGATAATATGGACGAGATGCCAGAGACACAGGAGGAAGTTGATTTGTTCATGAAACTAAAATACAAACCAGCTATTGAGATTGCTGCAGAGGAAGCAATGAAATATACTCTTGATTTGAACAACTATGATGAAATACAAACTCGCGTTGTAGAGGATATTGTTACGATTGGTCTTGGAGGTATTAAGCTTATCACAGACCCACAAAGAGGTATTGTTATTGACTATGTTGATCCTGCAGAATGTGTACACTCATATCCAAAGGATAGAGACTTTAACCAAGTGCACTACTATGGTGAAGTAGAGCGTATTAACATTCACGAACTTAAGAGGGCTTCAAACGGGGCTTTCACAGATGAGCAGATTAGGGAGATGGCTGTACAAACTTCCGAATGGAATAAGTACCACAACAACACTAACGGTTCTCAGTATCGCGAAGATGATTTACCGAACTCGATGGTAGATGTAATGCACTTTACCTTCAAGTCAACAAATACAATCACATACAAGAAAAAGTACAACAGAAACGGAGGATTCCTAATGACTAAACGTGAAAGTACTTTCTCTAAAAAAGACCCTAACTACGAAGGGTACGACGTTGCTAAGAAGACAATCGACGTTTGGTACAAAGGTAGTTTAGTACTTGGTACGAATCAAGTTTACAATTATGGGCTTTGCGAGAATATGGTTAGACCAGAGGGGCACTTAAACAGAACTCTACCAAACTATTTATTTTACGCACCAGAATTATATCAAAACCGTACTAGAAGTCTTGTAGAAAGAATTATCCAGTACGCAGATCAAATGCAACAAATTCACATCAAACTTCAACAGCTTATTGCTAGGGCAAGACCAAATGGTGTGTTTATTGATGTAGATGGTCTTAACGAAATTGACATGGGTGATGGTAACTACTTATCGCCACTTGAAGTAATGAAGATTTACGATGAAACAGGGAACGTACTTGGATCGTCAATGACCGCAGGAGGTGAATACAATTACGGTAAAGAACCAATCCGTGAAATCAAAAATGGTGTTATCGACGGTCTGGACAGACTTATTGGGGCTTACAACCACTACTTGAATTTGCTTAGAGATGCTATCGGTGTACCAATGGGAGCAGATGCTTCTACACCACACCCTGACATGGCAGTAGGCGTTCAACAGCAATTGGCACTTAACTCTAACGCAGCTACAAGACATGTACTTGACGGGGCACTTGATATCTCAGAAAGATTAGGTAAGAGTTTGGCACTTAGGTTAAAAGATATTTTTGAGTACTCTAACTTAAGAGAGGCTTACATCAACGCCATTGGTAAGATTAACATGAATACTTTGGAAGTATTGAAGAGATATCACTTACACGATGTTGGTATTAATATTCAAATACGACCAGACATGTTAGAAAAGCAAATGTTGGAGGCAAATATCCAAGCTGCTTTATCTAAGAACATTATTACTCTGGACGATGCTATTGATATCCGAATGGTACAGAACGTAAAACTTGCTAACCAATTGTTAAAAACTCGTAGGTTAAGACGTGAGAAGAAACAAATGGAGCAGGAGAAACAAATGGAGCAAATACGTCAACAAGGAGCTATTCAAGCAGCGCAACAGGCGGCACAAGCTAAACAAATGGAAATTCAAGCTGAACTTCAAAAAGAAATCGCTATTGAGAGAGCTAAAGGGGACAGAGAAGAAAGAATCATAAATGTAGAGAAACTTGCTAAGTTCGAGTTAATGGAGCGTGAATTCCAATACAACATGACTTTGAAAGGGGTTGAAGTTGATATGACTAGAAACATGGAGAAGTATAAAGAAGATCGTAAGGATCAACGACAAGATAGAAACAACAGTCAGGCATCAAAACTTATAGAGCAAAGAAACTACAACACTCCAGCTTTAAACTTTGAATCATCAGCCGATAATATTTCTGGTAACATGGGGTTAGAAGATCACGAACCACAATAAAAAATGACCATAAGATATTTTTATTATCTTTGCAGTATTAATATATTAATTCAATAGATATGCAGGTAAGAAGTTTTAAAAACAGAACACCACAAGATAACGGAGAACCTAAGATGTATGACTTAACAGAAAAGCCAGAAGGTACTCCACAAGATAACGGAGGAGAAGCACCAGTTGTGCAAGAACCAACTGAACCAGTTACTCCACCACAACCAGAATCAATCACAGAACCTACGGAAGAAAATCCTGCAGGTTCTGTACCAGATAGTTCTTTGACACAAGAACCAACTCCACCAGTTACTCCACCAGTGACTACTCAGTATGAGATTAAGGATGAAGACGTTTTCCAGACTCTAAGCGAGAAGCTAGGGCGCGAAGTGAAAAGTTATGAGGACTTAACTCCACAGCCAGTAGACCCATTCGGGGGAGATCAGGTATTAAAGGAAATTGCGGAGTTTAGACAAAAAACTGGACGACCAGTTGAAGATTGGCTTAAAGCTCAGGTTGACTACACACAGATGGGAGATTTACAGGTTGCAAGAGAGTATCTGCAATACAAGTACCCTTCATTAAATGACGACCAGATTAACGCTTTAGTAGCCAAAGATTATGCACCAAACGAGGATGATGACGCACAAGAAGCAATGTTCAGGTCAATCGAGTTAACTAAGTTTGCTACAGAAGGTCGTAAAGCATTGGGTGAGCACAAATCACAATATAACAGCCCAGCTACTCCACAATTAACACAAGAAATGCAACAATTGTTAGAGCTAGGTAAAGCAGCTTCGGCTGATTATCAAGAAGCTCAGAAAAACCAATTGGCTTATAATCAAGGTTTAGCGGCTGCGTCACAGAAAGCGGAGACTATTCCCTTGGCGTTAGCAGAAGGTTTAACAATTGATTTCGTAACTGACGAAGCAGGTAGACGTACCTTACCACAGTTCATTAACGAAATGCCACACTGGAGAAACGCAGATGGTTCAACAAACTACCAAGCGGTAGCAGAGGACGGAGTTAAGATTAGAAACTTTGACAAGATTATTTCCTTAGTGTATCAACAAGGATTAAACGCTGGTAAAGATCAACTTGTTAGGGATGTAAAAAACACAAACCTAGGCGGGAACAGATCAACTATGGAACAGCAACCACAAGGCGGAAAAAAGACTGCCATTATTGATGGAGACTTGAACAAGTTTTTAGGTCGTAACCGAATGAAAGTAGGAAAATAACAAGACAAATAAAAACAATTTACTATGCCATTAAACGCGCAACCAACATTTAAAGTTAGCCCTAGTTCAACTAAGGAGCAACTACAAACTAACTATATCTCTTTGTTTGATTTCTCTAGTCAAGAATTGCCAGAGACTCACGACGAAATAGCACAAATTTATGGTAACCAGTCTATTTCTGGTATGCTATATATGTTAGGATCAGAGAGCGGCTTTGCTTCGGATAAATACATCTGGACAGAAGAAGGTCGTTTACACACTGTTTACACAGACGTTACACGTTCTGGATCAGTGTTCACAAAAGCACAACACGTTTTCAGATTGAATGAGACGGTTCACATTTCAGATGGGGCTATCAAAAGACGTGGTGTTATTACTGCAGTAACTACAGATACTTTCACAGTAGCTCCTTATAAGAGTTCTGGTTTCGGTACTTTAACAACATCAAACATCACTGTTTTCGTTGACGGTTCTGAGTTCTTGAAAGGTACACGTGGTATGCAAGGTTCTCTTGAAACAGACTTTACTATTCTGGAGAACAAACCAATCATTGAAAAAGATAAGTACGAAGTAAACGGTTCTGACGCTACACAGATCGGATGGGTACAAACTTCTAACGGAGGTTACTTATGGTACATGGAGTCTGAATTGGATACACGTAGACGTTGGGAAGATCGTATGGAGCTTTCAATGATTTTAGGTGAAAGAGCCGAAGTAGGTTCTGCTGCTGCAACTGCAGGTTTCACAGGTACAGAAGGTTTATTTGAAGCAATCACTGGTAGAGGTAACACTTTCCAAGGATTAGCTGATGACCTAGATGACTGGGATAACATTGTAAAGCGTTTCGACGCACAAGGAAAAATTCAAGATTACATGTTTTACTGTGACAGGGATCAATCTCTTGCTATCGATAACATGTTAGGTACATTGAATGCAGGATATGACGGAGGTATCTCTTACGGTATGTTTGAGAACGGTAAAGACATGGCTGTTGATTTAGGATTCCGAGGATTCAAGAGAGGTTCTTACAACTTCTTCAAATCTGACTGGAAATTATTAAACGACCCAACTTTACTTGGTGCTGTATCAACAGGTGCAGGTAAAATTCGTGGTATCTTAGTACCAGTGGGTATGAAAGAAGTTTACGAAGGTCAGTACAATGGTGGTGCAGGTGGAGAGAAAATTAAAGTACCTTACCTACAAACTAAGTACAGAGTGGCAGGAATGGAAAACCGTAAATACAAGACTTGGGTGACAGGTACTGTAGGAGGTGTGTACACGAATGATGAGGATGCTATGAACATCCACCACTTATCAGAGCGTATGCTTTGTACAACTGGTGCGAACAACTTCATGTTGTTTGAAGGAGCATAATAACAACCAACTAATATAGAAAGAGGGGGAGTTCCCAGATTCCCCTTCTTTTATTTTAACTCAATTTTAATTATAATACAATTATGGGAAAAAAGACAGAAAAAGACAAGGTATACAGACTTGCAGACGACCGAGGTGGATTAACATTCATGCTTAAGACAGGTAAAAAAGGGACTTTACTAACTCTCTTTACAGATGAAGAGGGTAACACAATGGAAAGGGCTATCCGACACTGCCCTAACCAGCGAAGCATCTACTTAGATGAACAGAGTCAACACGCTAAAGTAGAGCCAATTATCTTCACACACGGTACTTTAGAAGTAGGTAAAAACAAAGTACTTACACAGACTTTCTTAGACAATCACCCAGACAACGTTGCCAACGGCGGGGCTTGGTTTGAACATGTTGACTTTGAAATCGAGGCAGTAGAAGAAGTGAAAGTAGATGAACTAATTATGGACATCAAATACGCTGCTCGACAGAAAGCTAAGGAAGAAGGCGGAATTGCTCAATTAGAGGCTGTAGTAGCTGTTCTTTTAGGATCATTTGCTTTAGCAATTGAAATGACTCCAGAAGGTTTAAAACGTGAAATCTACAACGCGGCTGAAACAAATCCTCACCAATTCGCAGATGAAGCAGGGAATTGTAACATTTTCGAGGACAGTCGATCAACACGTAAACACTTCGTACTCAGAGCAATTCACGACGGAATTATCCAGACTTCACCAAACGGTAAAACAATGATCTGGACAAAAGGAAAGAAAACAATTTTCAGTGCCCCAGTAGGATTGGAGTTGATTGAGTCTTTCGTTGACTTCTTAGAAACTGAGGAAGGAATGCTTGTCGCACAACAAATTCAAAAACTTAGCTAATAAGCTAAAACTTATATTTTTTACCTCGTCTTTCCACAAAGGCGGGGTTTTTTATTGCCATTAAAATTTTTATTATCTTTGCGTTATGTTAGACACAATTTATAAAACAGTATTAACCATAATGAATAAGGAGAACCAAGGGTACATTTCACCTACTGAGTTCAACCTTATTGCACATCAAGTTCAGAACGAAATCTTTAGGGGATACTTCGAGGATGAGAATAGAGACAAGAACAGACAAAACAGAGGTTTAACCAATAAAGGATACTCAAACCTTGCTTTTAATCAAAGGCATAGAATAACTCCGTTTGCTACAATATCAAGCATAAACGGAATCAACGGTATTTTTACACTGCCGACTAACCTGTACTTTATAGAGGATAATGGAGTTACCTATACACCGCAAGATTCAGAAGGTAATAACTTAGTTCCAAGAGTTATAGAAGAGGTAGAAAGAGGATCGTTAAATTACTTATTTAGGTCTGCAGCAGCACCTACAGAGGTTTACCCAGTTTTTGAAATGGTAGGCAATACAATTAGAGTTTACCCAAACACTATTGACTCAATAGGTATTAGGTACTTAAGAGAGCCTTTACCACCAAACTGGACTTATTTAGTTGTAGGTGGAGTGGAAATATATGACCCAACTAACCCTAGTTTCAGGGATTTTGAACTTCATGAATCTGAGATGCCTAACATAGTTTTGCGAATTATGTCATACTTTGGTATCAACCTAAGAGAAGGGGACGTG